TAAAAAATCACTCGGAGCACCTAAGTATTGATTTCCTGTGGTTGTAGAACCTAACTGGTTACGCATAAATAGATTTAGTTGCACGTTTTTTAGTATACGTTCTTCCGCAGCCCCTATAAATATAGGAAGATTGTTTACGAAAGTCGTCTCCGAATTTTCCGTATAATCTTGAATTGCTTGTTTTAAACCGTCGTATGTAAAACTCATGGTGTGTTCGCTTGGCCTCCCATACCTGAATGGTTGGTACAGTAATAGTACAATGTTGGGGCACCTGATGCCACTGTTATTTCTGTGTACGATCCCAAACTGCCCGGAGTTCCTACAGTAACTACACCCGTGGTATACTGTACGCCTCCGCCATGTGTGCCGTCAGATGTTGTTGAAAAACGTAGCGGATGTCCGCTATTGCTAGAATCGCTTTGATCAAAATGGTATATATTACCCTCTAATAAATTCATCGTCGCTTGGGCTGTGCCATTAATATAGTAAACATTACCACTGCCGGGATTAGCAACAGTAACATAAAACGTTGTGACATTAGTAGAAAGAGTAACGGAAGACACCCCGCCCGTTGCAGCCGCCCCTGTAAGAGCTTGATTTACTACTGCTGGAAGCTGAACCGTTACAGTTCCAACCCCACCTAAAGCTTGAGCGCCTAAAGTTTTTGGTAAAAATATTTCAACAGACCCGACCTGTCCCGTTGCAACTAAATCATTATCCGGAGTAACTCCGGATATTTCTTTAAACCCAACCGGATTAAAGCCATACTGTGTTCCCCTTTCACCAATTAAATTCTTAACAGGTCTCGCATCAACCAAAGCTTGAGGGTCGGAGACTTTACGGAAAGGACCTAATTGAGGATGCTTGGGTTCAAATTCATCAGGTCCAACAAGCAAACCATTCCACTCACGCCTCATAAGCCGGTAGGGGTATTGAAACCCAGACCGGTCGGAAATTGCTAAAGCATTTTTGCCAGAGGCGAATTTACTCATTAGCTGACCCTAAAATACTGAAAATCAGGAACTACGTTGAAAGAAGATCTATCTCTATCCTCAGTCGCAGCCCGCTCAAACTCTTCTTCGTAAACCGCTTTTAAAAGCTGAACCCTGTTGGGAGCCCGTTTTAAAGCAATGTAATACGCCAAGCCTGCCGCTAAACAGGGATAAAACCGAAAAGGCATGTCAAGATCGTTTGTGTAAACATCGGCATCCTGTATTCTGGTAAGAGCGTCATAAATTACAACGTCCGTGCTATTTTCAGGAACGGGCCAAACTTTCAAATTGGGCGTAAGCTGACGGTCGAGGAAAAATTGATTAGGTCTACCAGTAGTCGTTTTAGTTGGTATTGCTAAAAATTCGTCACGACTTAATCGCTCAAGCTGAAAGTCTGTTCCGTCTCTACGAACAACTACAGATAAAACATCAATAACGTCTGTTCCCAAATCATACTCACCATCACTGGTAACCATGTTTAGTGTTCGTTGTTTAATAGTCCATTGATTCAAACCTCTGTTAGCCCAATCCGCTAACATAAGATTTAAAGACCTTTTTGCAGTTTTAAGATCATAGCCAGTACGCACCTCTAAGCCACAACGCTCAAAAGCCTCCTCAATGTAGTCGGCTACATCTAACTCAAAGTCTGTGCTTCCTGACAGCGCCATCTTACTTCTTCTTTACTGCTCCGCCGCGACGCATCTTTTTAACCATGCCGCCACCGCGCATCTTCTTTACCATACCACCGCCGCGCATCTTTTTAACCATGCCGCCGCCGCGCATCTTTTTAACACCGTTCTTTTTACGAGGTTTCATTGCCATTTGTCAGTCTCCTATATAGGGTTTGCCTTCGGTTGTACGTGTCAGACACGTTGTAATCACTTCCATAACTATTATAATAACCTCTTTTATTCAATTTGTCTGCTGCAACTTGCAGTTTTGACAGTCTTTGAACAAAAATCATTGCGTACTCAGTGTCCGTTACAGGTTCAAAATCGACTTCTTCTTCAAAATCACTAGGCTCATCGTCAGGATGAAAACCCATAACCCAAATGTCCTTATCAATAAACATACCTTCAGAAATAGCTGTATTTATGTCGTCCAAGTAAGCGTGAAATTCGTCAGAATTTTTGTCATTGCTTAAATCAATAATAATTGCCAAATCAAAAACGTCTTCAAACTGAGATATAGTGCTATACAAAGTTTGATAATGTTTTTCGTATTTAAAAAGTATAGCTACCTTTTCATCAATGAGAGCCTGTTTGGCATATGGGCAAGCTGGTAAATTGTTAAAAAAAGGGCTGGGCTTTTCCAATACATCTGAGGTCCATTGCGTAATTTCGTCCACAATCTTCTTTTCAACACTCAGTTCTGGAAAAAAACGCCCTACATTCATGATTGAGTCACAGACCCAGACGTTCTTTTACGTCTGTTTGACATTACCATTCCGCATCCTCTTGCAACAGCCGTGCCTTCAATGCGCTTTCCATTAAAAGGGCGTTTCGACTTGGTTGTTGGCACTTCGCCGCCCCTAGCCATCCTGACGGTTGCCGCTTTGGTGTTTGAAACAACCTTTTTACCTTTAGCGCCTTCTCTTTTTTTCTTTTGAGCAGTAGATTTACGCTCCGACTTGCTCAAACTTTGCGCTTTTGAGCGCGGTAAGCAACGATCTGGACGTTTTTTGTTTTTTGAAGTGCCGCAAGGACCAGCAATATTGCCAGAACTGTCTATTCTGACCCAATCTTGGTCTAACCAGTCTTGTAATTTACCCATTATCGGCCCTTTCTCTTACCACCCTTTGATTTTTTGGCATAATTAGGGTCTTTACAATATTTTGAGGCCGCTAAATTAGCATATGCGCTGGGATAAGTATCAAAAGTACGTTGCGCCCAAGCTTTTCCCTCGGGACAGATCTTGCTCCCCTTACTTTTTGAAGAAGCTTTCTTTGATTTTCTTGAGTAATTAGCCATTATATAAACTCCCCTGCAATAGAGGTTGCAATAATTAAAAGAGCGATACCCCAAAGACGAACGTCAAACTTTTCAAGCTGACGATCAATTTTTTTATACCGCTCATTACACTCTTTTTCGTGCTTTTCCAAAAGCTTCAGTACTTCTTCGACCTTCATCTTACCACGCCTTGCAGGACCAATATCTGGCCGTAAATTTATCTTTCGCGGTATCGCACGAGTGCCTAGCTCGAAAGTTTTTACGCCTTCCGGGCTGCGCTTTTTTAATAGACATATTAGGGTCTCCAAAGCGGACGAGTTTAACCTGCGTTCCCTTTTTTGCAAGAACAGCGCTCTTTTTTGCCTTACCGGGCGTTCTTTTCGGTTTATTGTACCCTGCAAAGGTTTCACCCCTGTAACTTATTCTACCAGAAGGAAGTCGCTTAACATCTTTTGTCGTAGCCATCTTACTTCCTTAATTAAAGAAAAAAGTTACCGCCGTGATGTTTGTCAAAGTGGACACATGAATATCACTAACACGAATGCCATTTGAAGGAATGTTGACCGAGTGAGTATCAGACGCATTGAAATCCAGATCCAAAACGGTGGCCCCGCCATTACCGTCAGTAACGGTAAGGCGAGGTGTCCCAGAAGCTGTCTTCAATTGTATCTGACGAATACGCGCAGGACCGACACCAACAGAGCCCGTGGCAGTAATACGCTTTGCTTTTACATCAGAATCAGACATATTATTTTCCTTTAAACGTCATCAAGTAATACGGCTACCACAGCGTTTGCTGTCGCCGCACTCGACCCATCGTGACCAATTGCGTGAACTTCAGCGACAGTCGTATTTGGAAGACGTGCAAAGAAAGATTCGCTAGGACCAATCTTTACTGCGTCACCCGCTGTGTTTGAAGCTGTGCCCGCATCAAAAACAACGTAAATATCATTTGCTGAATCCACGTTCTTTATGTAAAGCGCTTCAAGTTTATCACCTGTAGCAACTGCCGTAGGAGAAGTTTGAGAAGCGACTGCGGTGTAGTCAATAAAGTATCCTGCAATCAAATCATTGCTTGACGACTGAACTTGGGTTAATTTGTAGTACCACTTATCGTTTGCGTCTTTCGGGGTAACGGTTGTCGTGGCCTCGATAGTTTTAGCTATCTCATCCGGTAAAACCGTAGCCTTCATGACTATTGTAGCTGCGTCTGCCATGAGAACCTCCTATTAAGCGTTGTTGATGCCTTGGATGTACTCGACTGTAACATAACCCGCGCCACTAGTACCTGCTGAAAAGTTGATGAAAATAGCAACATCACTTGATCCAACATCAGCCCAAGTGTCTGTATCAGCCTTTGTACCGTCAGAACCGTACTTGAAAACATTCGCAGCCGTACCTGCCGCCAACGCTGTAAACAACTCATTAGAAGAAGAGCTTGTCCCCATGCTAATGTTGCCAGCCGCTGTCGCAGTAGTAATGTTAATAATGATTTCAGTAATCTGACTATTGGCGGGAATAACAATTCCTGTATCCGCCGCGGTGGTAGCTTGCGTCCACTCGGCAGTCTGTGCCATTTTGACGAAACCTACGTTTGCTTTATTTGACCCTACGGTTGTTCCTGTAGTGTCTTTAATAGTCCCAGCTTTAATAGGACCTGAAAAAGTTGTTGTACCCATTTGTATCTCCTGTCTGGGTTAGCCAACGACCCCATGTCGTTGTCAGGGATACAGTCACTATAACACAGGAAACAAAAAAAGAAAGGGGCCTTTGCAGGCCCCTCAGTTTTCAGGGAGGAAATCTTTTGCAAAAAGATAACCTCAGTATAGCATACTTTACGCTCCGGGTGTACCGAAAACGCAACGCCAGTCAGAAACACCAAAGCTGTAACGCTCACGTGCCTTGAATCGCATGTTGCCGGTGTCAAAATCACCTTCCATTGCCGTCTTAATTGGCGAACGGTTGAAGTATTTGAAACCATTTGGCGCATCCGTCTTGATGAAGAAAGCGTCTGTGTCTGTTAGGAAGTGGTTTACCACTGCCCCTTCAGGCAACATACCCATGTTCTTCATTGCGTTTGCGTCATTGTCCGCAGTTCCTGAACGTAGGTTTGAGTTAATCACACGCTCTGCAATGAATTGCAGTTCTTTTGGAATGATTAGCTTCATGCCACGTACAGCAATCTTTAGACCACGCTCATCAGTTAGACCTGCGATATCAATCAACATTTGCTCAAGTGAAGTTTCGTTCAAATCAGCGGCTGTTGAAAGAAGGTTACGCTGGTTGCCTGATAGGCTTGGGTGAGCGGAAGAACATAGCGCTGCTCCGTCACCGATTGCGTCCGCACCTGTGTTAAACGCGTTGTTTAAGATAGATGCAGCTTTAATTTGCTTTGTCTGCGCCATAGAGCGGGCCAAAGCTTTTGTGTAACGAGATGCAAGACGATCATAAAGATTGTCTTCAATTGCTTCTTCCGTAATTGAGAACGCAAGAGCGATTGTCTCGTGTGTGTAACGCGCAGTGTATGTTTCCTGTGCATCGTCAAAGTTGATGGCAGTGCCTTCGCCTTTAACTGGTGCTGTGGAAAAACCACCAAGCATTACTTCTTCTTCAAATGCACGATCTGAAGATTCCTCTTCAAAAATCTCTGCATGTTCGTTTTCGTAACGAGTGTATTCAAGTCCAAACAAGGCATTCAGGCCGGGTTCCAACTCTTTCGCTAATTGTGCGCGAGAAATAGCCATATTTCAGCCCTCCTTATATGCCAGTTGACAACGACGTTGTTTGCGACGCGGAAGCCGCAACAGGTGCGTTGTGGTGAAAATTGAAACGAACAATGTAGTTCACGCCTGCTTCATCATAATCCAAGTTCGCTTCGTCGCCGGTAAGGCCAACTACACGCATGAATAGTGTCGCAGTTGTTGCAACTGTAGAGATGTCCATCTCTGCGGTTGAACGACCGTTATCTGTTGAACCGGATTGTCCATTTGCTAATGAAACATTCGCAAAAATGTTTGTTAGCGCAGTTGCACGGTCAGTAGAAGTACCGTCTGCTGCAACCATAAACAATTGGTTCGGATTGTCCGCCACAAAGGCTTTTACAGGATGGTTCGTATCAACGCTTGCGTTGTTTGAACCGGGCCAATAGTTTTTAAAGACTGGTTTCTTTGTTGAACTATCAACGTACTCTACGCCCATAAGGACTCCAAGAGCAGGAACTGTACCACCGTTAGCGTTGCCAACACGATCAATTACACCAGCAGCCAGTGGGATAACTGGACCATACTGAAAAATCGCATTAGTATTGTTTGATGCAATCTCATACTGAGTTACACCAGTGGTATTTGCGCCTGCGCCGTTAAGCCCGATAGGACGAAGACCAAAGGCAGTATCTTGATTTGCCATATTACTTTTCTCCTAAAGGGGCAGCCCTAGTTTTTCTGTGGGCCACCGAAGGTTACACGAGATTGACGATCAGCATTGCCGATCCTCATGGTTGAGTGTGCATTCTCGCGCATCATATCGTGATCCACCGCATCTTGCTGGTTTTGGCTACGCTGATTATAGTAAGCGGTCCTTTCAGCAACGGTTTCTTCCGGTATTCTTGCGAGAAGCAATCCGCCCACTCCAAACACACCTTCATATTTACCTGATTCAACTACCGGGGCCTCAAAGTCCGGAAACTCGTCCTTACGAACCAATTCCCAACCTTCACGCATTTTTGCGCTAATGTTTTTAGTATCATCAAAACCACGCGTTTCAGCGCGAATCCAACGATGCTTAAAACCATCCGGTGCAGGCGGTGCATCTAGCATTGACGGGGGAGCCCAAGGCCGTCTAACAGCTTGTTTCTCCCGAGTTTGTGTTGCGCGAGAAGCTCGATTGTTTGTCTGTTCAGTCATGTGTCTTACTCCTTCACGTGTTTCGCATATTCTTCCAGCGGCACACCCAATTTCTTCGCTATTGCGACTTGGCTAGGGGTGAGTCTAACCTTTTTCCCACTGCGCCCAGAATTGGTTCTTGTGGCACCAGCAACCGTCTGAGCGGGTCGTTTGCTAGTGGTTTTTGCGCCCGTATTGAACTTATCGTCAATCCGGCGGTCAAGCTCAGTATAGTACTCATCGGTCGTCGGGTCAAACCCTTCTTCTTCGACAAGCTTTTTATGTATCCCAAAAGCTGCATACGTCATGGCTTCATCGTCGCCAAACCACGTATTACGCAAGGCCCATTGCTCTGCTTTAGCGTCAGGGCGTCTAGGAGCCTGCTGTGGAGCTTGTTGAGGTATTTGTTGAGCCTCGGCCTCCGCTTGAGCTTTCTGCTGCTCCTGCTGCGCCTTGGCCTGCTCTGCACGGTCTGCCTGAATAGCCAGATTGGTCAGCTTGCGCTGGGCTTGTACCGTAGCGGCACTATCGCCAATCTCAATAGCACGTGAAAGCTCCGCTTCCGCCTGCTCCATCTGAGATGTAACCCGTGAAGAGAACTCGTTTACATAATTGTTATCCAAAGACTGCATACGCTGCTTAATCTGCTCAGACTCCGCCTGAACGTTTTTAGCGTAATTCAAAGCCTCTTCGCGCTGACGTTCAGCTTCACGCATTTTCTTTGTTAAACGATTAATTCTTTTTTGAGTAGCGTCTTCAGCTTTTTTAAACTGATCATCTGAATCTGCTTCAGACACCTCTACTTCTTGATTTTCTGTTGGCGTTTCAGCTTCTACCTCAACCGCCTCTTCAGTCCCAAGGTCTAGTTCGACCTGATCTTCTTCTGCCATAATTTACCTCTTACAGATGTTGAATATCTTCTGGGTCCATAATTGTCGCCAGAATTTCGTCGTCGTTTAATATCCGGACTTCTCCTCCGTCTATCTGGAACCTAGAACCAGCATAACGGGCAAACATCACCCACTGCTTTTCCTCGCACCAAGGGCCGGACGGAAACTTGTCCTTGTCCTTATATGCAAGAGGTCCTGTCTTTAGAACGTAGCCAACCTGCGTAGAAACCTGACTACGCTCTTTAACCTCGTCTGGTATAAATATACCGCCAGAAGTTTTGGCTCTGCCTTGATAGGGTAGGATTAAAATGCGCCAGCCTGTTGGGTCTGGCATCCGGTCTAGCAAGCTTGCACCTATCGTCTCTGGATTAAGTACAGGCTTATCGACATAAGCATCTGCAAGATTTGCAGTATTTTCTTTCTTCATTTCCTCAACGGCGGCTGCTGCGCCAGAAAGGTCAACTTTAGTGCCTTCATTCATCAGTTTGCTCCTGTTTATCTAGCAGGCTCTTGAGTTCCTGTTCCACGTGATCGAGGGCTTTTAAATTCCCCATAAGCTCACGATATTGCTCCATACTTGAGACATTGTCATAAAATAACAAGTCTTGAATCGCCTCGCGCCGCTCTCGAATAATCCGATAAACAGCCTCGGCTAAACTTATTTGCATTCAGTTCCTCCTATATTTGATTTGACCCTAACACAACCGATATAGGACTTACTAGGAGAAACTGCGACTTTATGCGGTTTAATCTACTAATTCAAACTGAGCCCCACC